GATGAGGTTAAAAATTATCTTGCCAAAATTCTTGAAGAATTTGGTTATGACCCAACTCTTTTTGATGCGCCACTTTCTGCTGAAGAAGGATGGACAGCCGCCTACGGTAGCGCCGAAGCCTACAAATTAATTTCTGAAGGCGCTTTTACTTATGACTCAAGCATCACCGATGGTTCAGATGCCGCCACAATTGGGTGGATTTCAGCAACAGCAGCTTTATCTAGTTATGTGGCAGCCGCCGCCAATGCCAGTTCGATAGTTATCAAACCGCCTGTAATTGCGCCTGAAAATCTGCTTCAACTTGGCCCAGGCGATAGCGGTGGCACCACTATTAATCCAAAATTATTAGGCAAAAAATTGCCTGCCATTGAATTTATGGCAGCAGGCGGCATTGTTACCTCACCAACGCTTTCAGTAATTGGTGAGGCTGGCCCTGAAGCGGTAATTCCACTTTCACAGATGGGTTCAATGGGCGGTTCAAACATTACGATCAATGTTGGCGGCAGCGTTATCAGCGAAGGCGATCTTGTTGCTGCCATTCGCGATCAACTTCTTGGACTCCAACAATCGGGTAAGTCAATCACATTGTCTGCGATCTCCCTCTAATGGCAGGTTTACCACAACTCAAGGCAAGCATTGACTTCACCAACGGCCCTGCCTTTATTTCAACTGCTTTCACACTAGGCGATGCAATCAAAGGTTTACTTGGTACGGGTCAATTAGCTGATGCCGATGACAATGCCGACATTTCAGACACCATTTTGCGCGTTGGAATTCGGCGTGGTCGAAACCGTATTTTAGACAAGTTTGAAGCGGGAACTGCAACAGTTGTTCTTGAGGATACAACGGGCGCATATAATCCAAGCAACCCGGCATCTCCCTATTACGGCAAGTTAGTTCCATTGCGTAAAATCCGCATTTGGGGCGAATATGAGGGTGTTCAGTATCCACTTTTTGCGGGTTACATCCAAAGCTACGATACAAATTTTCAAGTTGGCGTGAGTGAAACCTCAAGCGTAACCCTCAAATGCGTTGATGGATTCAGATTCTTCAACGGTGTCAGCGTTACCACCTTGGCGGGCGCAACGGCGGGGCAATTGTCGGGTTCGCGTATCACCAACTTTCTTGATTTAGTAGATTGGCCTGCATCTCAACGGGCAATTTCAACGGGAGATTCGGCGCTTCAAAATGACCCGGGCACCGCCAACCGCGATGCACTTGGAGCAATTCAATTAGTTGAAAAGTCAGAATTTGGCGCTTTCTATCTTGATTCCTCAGGAACGGTAAATTATCTTTCCCGATCAGATGTCAGCAAGAAAGCCGACGGCATCCCTGTTGTTTATGCCGATGACGGTTCGGGTATCTATTATCAGGGCATTGACTTTGCCTACGATGACACTTTGATTGTAAATGATGTGTCGGTTCAGCGTTCGGGCGGTGCGGTGATGAATGTTTTTGACCAAACCTCAATTGACACTTATTTCCTACATTCAGGCGTTCGAGATAATTTGTTAGTTCAAACTGATACTGAGGCAAATAATCAGGCAGTTATGCTTTTAGCAGCTCGCAAAGATGCAGTTCTACGCATTGATTCAATGACTTTGAATCTATTTGATGAGTCGGCAGGCACTCGCATAACAGCAGCTCTTGATTCTGAAATCTTTGACCTAATCAATATCACCAAGGCAGTTCCCGGCGGTTCAACCGTCACGCGTGAATTATTCGTTCAAGGCATCGCTCACGATATAACACCCCGCAGTTGGAACTGCTCTTTGCTAACATCAGAACCTATAATTCAAGCGTTTATTTTAGACAGCACAACCGATCAAGGAAAACTTGGCTCAGGCATCCTGAGTTACTAACAAGGAGATAACAATGGCAGGTGCGGGATACAAGTTATTTGCAACGGGCGATGTTTTAACGGCTGCGCAAGTAAATACTTACTTGATGCAACAAACCGTTATGGTTTTTGCTACATCAGCAGCTCGCACAACTGCGCTTTCAGGCGTACTTGCCGAAGGAATGGTGAGTTGGCTTTCTGATACAAATGTTCTTGAGGCTTATGACGGTTCTGCTTGGGTTGGCGCGACAGGTGACATCACAGGTTTAACTGCGGGAACAGGTATCTCAATCACTTCAGCAACGGGGCCAGTTCCAACTGTTGCCATTGATACAGCAACAACTGTTGATAAGACCACCGCGCAGACACTAACAAATAAGACTTTAACTGCGCCGATCATTAGTTCCATTTCAAACACAGGAACCTTGACCTTGCCCACTTCAACTGACACTTTGGTTGGTAAAGCTACAACTGACACTTTAACCAATAAGACTTTAACTTCGCCCGTAATCACCACACCAAAAATTGCTATTGGCTACACAGCAAAAACGGCTGCCTACACCGTAGCAAGTGGCGATGAAGGCTACTTATTCTCAATGAATAACGCTGCCACAGCTCAGTTTAGTATTCCAACAGATGCCACATTCAACTTTGCAATCGGTACTGAGATTTCTTTTGTATGGATTACGGGAGCAGGTCAGCCGACCATTGGCGCAGTAACACCAGCCACAACCACAATCATCAGCACCGGTGCGACAGCCGTTACCCCCAAGTTGCGTGTAGTCAATTCGGCAGCAACAGCAATAAAATTAGCTGCGAATAACTGGCTAGTAGTTGGTGACATTTCCTAATGACTCCAATTTTAGGAATTATGGCTTCACAAATTTCAGGCAAGTTATCAAGTTATGAAAGCATTGCGACAACTATACTTTCAACTAACACAGCTACTATTTCTTTTAGTTCTATCCCACAAACTTATCAGCATTTACAGATTCGTTTATTTGCTCGCTCAACAACTGTTGCTACGAATAGCAATGCCTACATTCAATTTAATGGAGTTACTTCGGCAGCATATTCTTATCACGAACTAACTGGCAGCGGTGGTACTGCTGGTGCTGCTGGTAGCGCATCTGTAACAGGGCCAAGAATATGTAATTACCCTGCCGCATCATCTACGGCTTCGATGTTTGGTGCTGGAATTATTGACATTCTTGATTATGCCAACACTTCAAAAAATACCACTTATCGTTCAATAAATGGCAATGACCAAAATGGTTCGGGATATTCAATTCTATTTTCAGGTGCTTGGTATAACACAAATGCAGTTACTTCAATTCTCATTGGTGATAACTCAGGTGGTAATTTTGTTCAATATACTTCAGCAGCATTATATGGAATCAAGGGGTAACAACAATGGCAGCAGGTAGCACATACACAAAGATTGCCTCAAGCACTCTAGGTTCAGCAGCAGCAACCGTCACATTATCTAGCATCCCTGCCACTTATACTGATTTGGTACTTATTATGAACGCAGGTTCAAGTGTTAATAATGCTGACATAGACATAAATGTTAATGGAGACACTGGAGCAAATTACAGTCGAACTATTCTTTATGGCGATGGCGCAACTGCGGCTTCTGTCAGAGAATCAAGTACTACAAAATTTCGTCTTACTTATTTTGGAAATGCCAGCATTGTTTTTAGTTGGATTGGCATAGTTAATTTTATGAATTATTCAAATACCACAACCTATAAAACATTTTTAAGTAAGGCTAGAAATGCTACTAACTACGGAGTAAATGACCAAGCAGGACTATGGCGTAACACCGCTGCTATTAGTAGTATGGTAATAACTAATGCAAGCGGAACTTTTTCAACTGGTAGCACATTCAATCTCTACGGCATCACGGCAGCATAAGGGGAAACTAAATGCCTACATATACAAAGATTGCTTCTAATACTGTTGGTTCTGGCGGTGTGGCTAGTGTTACCTTTTCAAGCATACCTGCTACTTATACCGACTTGGTAGTTAAAGCATCTGTAAGAACAGACCGTGCAGGCACAGGCGGTGATGGGCTTAATTTAACTTTTAATGGTTCTGGTGGCACTGCTTACTCTGACAGGTTTTTGCGTGGAGATGGTGCATCTGCAACATCTTTTACCGATACAAGCGCAGCAGTAATATATGGAACAAGAGCGACTACTGCTGGCAATACTGCCAGCACATTTTCGAATACAGAATTTTATATTCCTAATTACACTTCATCTAATTACAAATCTGTAAGCATTGATGGAGTAACAGAAACAAACGCAACAACTGCTTACGCAGAATTAGTTGCGGGTCTTTGGTCTAATACTGCCGCAATCACTTCTATTACTATTGCTGGCTCTGTTGGAACAATTCAACAATACTCAACCTTTACCCTCTACGGAATCTCAAACGCATAAGGAGCAAGAAATGTCAGACATCAAAATCGAAGTAAACTGCGAAACAGGCATTGCCGTTGAGGTTCCGCTAACTGCGGAAGAAATCCAACAGCGCGAGCTAGATGCCATCGCCGCCGCTACTGCCCAAGCCGAACGCGAAGCAGCGGAACAGGCTGAGGCAGATGCTAAGGCATCGGCGCAGGCAAAGTTATCTGCCCTTGGATTATCAGCCGAAGAAATCGCAGCACTTACAAAGTAAGCAAATCTTTCGGGGATAATCTAGGAGAGAAATGCCAATTTCATCAGCTCAAGTGACGGTGACAACCTCACCAACATTGTTAGTTGCAGGCGATGCTCAAGCTGAGCAAGTAAACTTGCACTCATCAAGTGGCACCATTTATCTTGGTGATTCCAACCTCACTTCATCAACAGGGTATCGAATGGATAACGGTGACAAAGTAGTGCTTCAAAATCACGAAAACGCGATTTATGGCATTTGTTCATCGGGAACCGCGCTAATGTCGGTGTTGGTGATTACGAAATGACAGCTCAAGATTATCTAACAATGGCGGTGGCGATCTGCACCATTATCGGCGCATTTGCTACTGCGACCCGTTGGATGGTCAAGCATTATTTAAGCGAATTGAAACCGAATTCCGGCAGTTCGCTAAAAGATTCCGTCAATAGACTTGAACGCCAAGTTGAGGAAATATACAAAATACTAATTACGGGGGCAATAAATGAACCAAAAAAACCAAATCGTAGAAATAGCAACGGCTGAACTAGGGCTGATTGAAGGCCCGAAAGAGAATCAAACCAAGTATCAAAAGACAAATCAACCTTGGTGCGGGGCTTTTGTTAATTGGGTGTTCAAAGAAGTAGGCGTGAAAATCCCTAATTGTGTTTCAACACTTGCGGGGGCAACCGCCTTTAAGAAAAACAAAGCCTGGCAAGATGCCGAGTCAGCAACCCCTGAAGTTGGCGATTGCGTGTTCTTTGATTTCCCGCACGATGGAATTGACCGCATTTCACATATTGGGATTGTTACTAAGGTCAATGCCGATGGAACTGTCACCACAATTGAAGGCAACACCGCACCCGACAAAAAAGGCGATCAGCGCAATGGTGGTCAAGTTTGCGAAAAGGTGCGAGCATATAAGAAGAAGAATCGGGGCAAGTTAAAACCCTCTTTGCCGGTTCACATTGTAGGATTCGGCAAGCCAACCTTTAAGGAGTCATAATGAACAAGGCTAAATTTGAAGCAATTGTTAAAACTTACCTGCGAGCTGCTGCGGCATCAATCATCGCCCTTTATCTCGCAAGCCCTGATCAACCACTAAAGACTTATTTTGTCGCAGGTTTAGCAGCCGTTGCTGGCCCTTTATTGAAGGCACTTGACCCAAAGGCAAAAGAATTCGGCAAAGGCGCTAAGTAACAAATGCTTCGGGGGGATATTCTTAAAGAGGCTTCACGCCTAACTCACGGTGACCGAAATAAAAACTACGGTGACCCACTAACAAATCATCAACGAATCGCGGCGCTTTGGTCGGTATATCTCGAAACGGAAGTTTCGCCCGACCAAGCCGCGATTATGTTGGCGCTAGTAAAGGTTGCTCGATTGATTGAGTCACCTGATCATTTAGATTCTTTCATTGATGGCGCTGCCTATTTCGCCATTGCAGGGGAGATTGCCCATCGTGAAGGATAAACTTCTTGTTATAGTTCCCACACGCGGGCGGCCTCATAATGCGCAGGCGTTGCGCGATGCCTTTAATGACACCCAAGCAACTGCCGATTTGTTATTTGTCATTGATAAAGATGACCCTGAGTTTGCGGGTTATGATGCCACCGATATTGATTACATCTTAATTGAGAACACCACTCGCGGGATGGCTTTCCCGCTGAATGAAGTGGCAAAAGAATATGCCGAGCATTACAAATACCTTTGTTTTATGGGCGATGATCACAGGCCAAGAACCCACAAATGGGATGATATGTTGATCAGCAAACTTCAAGATGCGCCTGCCCTTGCCTACGGCAATGACCTTTTCCAAGGTCAGAGCTTGCCAACAATGATTGCAATGACTTCGGATATTGTCACCGCCCTTGGCGGGATGGTGCCGCCTAATATGCGCCACCTTTATCTTGACAATTTTTGGCTACGCCTTGGAACTGATTTAGGCAAGATTACCTATTGCCCTGAAATCATTATTGAGCATTGCCATCCGCTAATTGGTAAAGCTGAGATGGATGAAGGTTACAAAACCGTAAATGCTGCTGAGGTTTACACCGCAGACAGAGATGCCTTCAACAACTTCATCAGTTCTCTTATGTATAAGCAACTTCTTGAGGCGCTTAGATGAAGATTCTGATTACCGGCAACGCAGGTTTTGTTGGTCGCGCTTATCATCGCGCCTTTGGCGATCAACACGATATAACGGGAATTGACATTGCCAACGGCATTGATGCCCGCGATTTCTTTGCTAAAGATGACACACACTTTGACCTTGTTATTCACCTTGCGGCAGTAGTCGGCGGCAGAGCCACCATCGAAGGTAATCCCTTGGCAGTTGCCACCGACCTTGCCATTGATAGTGATCTCTTTCAATGGGCGCTTAGAACCCGCCCTAGCAGAATCATTTATTATTCTTCATCGGCTGCTTATCCTGTTTACTTACAGACAGGTGAAATGCCAATTATGTTGGAAGAAAAAGACATTGATTTAAGCCAAATCCGCACCCCTGATTTCAGCTACGGTTGGGCAAAATTATCGGGTGAGATGTTGGCAATGTATGCAAGGCGCGAAGGGTTAAAGGTCACGATCTTGCGCCCGTTTAGTGGCTATGGTAAAGACCAAGATTTAGATTACCCTTTCCCGTCATTTGTTAGCCGTTGTTGGAACCAAGAAAAAGAGTTTAAGATTTGGGGCAGCGGCAAACAGGTTCGAGATTTCATCCATATTGACGATGTGGTTGAGGGAAGTTTAGTAGCTGCGCAAAATGATGTTGAAGTTATGAATCTTTGTTCAGGTGTTCCCGTGAGTTTTATTGAACTTGCTGAAATGATGATGGAAATTAGCGGGCATCGGGTGCCGATTGTTACCGATGAAACCAAGCCCGTTGGTGTAATGTTCCGAGTTGGCGAGCCAAGCAATATGCTCAAAGTGTTTACGCCAAAGATTTCGCTTGAAGAAGGAATTGCTCGAAGTTTTCAGATTTAGTGCGTTCACCGCACCCCCAAGAAAGAACCCCCAACAGCCGTTCCTGTTGGGGGTTCTTTCGCCTTTTAACTAGGCGTAATCTTTCAAGTAAGCAACAATCACTTCGCTTATGTTCTTGCCTTCGCTTTCAGCTTTCTCTTTGGCAGCGCGCCATAATTCTTCATTAATTCGAATTGAGCGTTGCGGGGTAACCATTACAAACCACCTACGCACTTGACGGCATCGCCCCAACAGTAACCTTCCGAAGTCCACCAAAGGTTTTGCGCGATCTCAATTACTAACCAAACGCCAACGATGATGAAGGCGGTTCTAACTAAACGCCATTTGCGGGTCATTTTCATTTTACTGCTCCCATTTCTTTTAGCATATTTCGCATTTCAACTAAATTGATGATTGATTGGCAAAGTGCCAAATCTATTGTTTCAAAGGTCGCGTTTTGTAGGTCAAATGCCTGCTCAAGAGTTTGATTGATTTCGGCAACGCCTGTTGTTAGGTCAAGGTAAAGCGATTTCATCGCGCTCATATTGAACGCGGATAATCTAGTTGGAATTGATTAAATTCAGCTTCGGTAACAACGCCTTTGTATTCGTTACAGTTCAGGCAGACTTTCTCATTGCCGACCTTGTTATCGCAAAACACGCAGTAGTAAATAGTCATTATGCACCTATTTTCGGAAAATAATTACCTGGTTGTTCTTCATATGGCATTGGCGCAAAGTATTGAAATTTTTTGATTTCTTCAATACATAAATAACAAATGTGTTTGCCGTTAAGCAAGTTCAATCCCAAATAACTGTTTCCATCACAAGTCACGCATTTCATTATTTGCTCGCCTTTCCATCTTGCGCGTTACATAAGTTGTCTAAAAACATTCCAAATGCTTGCTTGCTTTCAAAAGTAACGCGCACTTCATTGCCATCAGCATCTTTTATATCAAGTCGAATATCGCCAAAGAAATCACTAACTTGGTAACTTGCTGACTTTAAGCTAACTACATTAGTTTTACCGGGAAATTGTGTGATGTTCATTATTTGTTCTCCAATTCTTTACAGGTTTCGCATCGTAGATTTTCGCCACCAAGAAGGTGAGTGTAGTAAGAATCCCAAGTGCCAAGTTCTGTCCAATAACTGATGCGCTTTGGGTTGGCAACAATCGCTGACTTCAAATAAGTTCCTGCGTGATTTTTACAGGTGACTTCACCTGTTGTATCTTGAATCCAAAGTTGCGTTGTCATTTTGTTTCTCCCAATCTTGGTAGTGTAAAATAACCATCTGTTTTTGGGTGACATTGTGCGCAAAGAATTCCTTGATCACCTTGTTTTGCCCAAGATTTCAACGCGTGTTTTCCGCAAGCGTTGCAAACAATTAACAATCTTGCCCATTCAACAGGCATTGGTTTCCAACCTAAAGGCGCGCTCATTATGCAACCGCCCATTCTGTAATAGTTTCAGGATGCTTTGAATCATAATGCTTGATAACTGAGTTATCTTTCTTAGATTTGATTTTTATGTGTTCTCCACATTCGGTGCAAATCTTTCCCATAAAATCGCAACAATTTGAATCATCGCAAAAAGATGCGTATGGATACATTTTTACAGATGGCTTTGTATTCATTATTTTTCCGTTCCTTGGAAACCCGTTCGTTTTCCAATAAGCCAACTTTAGCACCTGTCACGACATAGTTGTCAAGACACGCAGGCAAATTAAGGGTAATTTTCCCGCCTGTTACCCACCCCACAAATACCCCTCAGAGGGGTAGAATTGACCCCTATGACCACGATTGCAGGCTACCAAGGCAAAGGCTTTGCCATCCTTGGAGCTGACAGCCAAATCACCGATGGTGACAAACGCATCATTTCCCCTTCAACGCCCAAAATCGTCAAGGTTGGCAAGTACCTCTTGGGGGTCTGCGGAGATTGCCGCCCCGGCGATGTGCTTATGTATAATTGGAAACCGCCTGCATACGATGGCACCGACCCCGTAATGTTTATGGGTCGAAAGGTGATTCCAAGCATTATCAAAGCGTTCAAAGACAATGGCTACGATTACCAAAAAGAGAACGCGAGCTTTGCCTACTTGCTTGCCTTCAATGGCAACATCTTTGAAATTGGCAATGATCTAGGCATTTCGCAATCAACAGATTTCACCTACGGCATTGGGTCGGGTAGCGCCTACGCCCTTGGCTACCTAACTTCAATGGCAGATGTTTATAGCGAGGCAACAGGGGAAACACTAAACATTGACACCGCAAGCAACGCGATCAAATCTGCCCTTGAACTTTCAGCTAAGTTTGATGTGAACACAGGCGCACCATTTCAAGTGGAAATTCAATTTAGCCGTTAGCGTGTCGCGCCTGAGGTTATAGTGTAGTTTATGTCACCCTTGACCTTGAACGGAAAGGAAAACGCCAAATGTTTTGGTTAGCTCTAATTGTAACAATCATTAGCATCATTTCTATTGTCGGCATTTTTGGCAACAATGAAGGTAAGATTTAATGTCGAAAGCCAAAGCAAAGGGAACCTCAGCGGAAACTGCCGTTGTCAAATTTTTAATTGATAACGGTTTTCCCTACGCCGAAAGAAGGGCGCTAAATGGCGCACTTGATCTTGGCGATATAACAGGAACTCCTGCATTGGCTTGGGAAGTTAAGAATCACAAAACCTATAAGATTCCTGCTTGGTTAAAAGAAACCGAGTTGGAAACCAAGAACGCTAAAGCAGACTTTGGCGTTTTGGTTGTAAAACCTAACGGCGTTGGTGTCACCAACACCGCGAATTGGTGGGCGATTATGTCGCTAGAACAAATCACCAATTTACTTCGAGAAGCAGGCTACGGAACCAAGAGATGAATTTTGACATATTCAGCGATTCTCCAAAGTTTACGGAAGCCAAATGTGCGCAGATTGAGGATAAAGATTATTTCTTTCCCGACAATAAGCGCGATGAGGCAGAGCGCCTGCCCCTACTTCGGCAAATTTGCGGGAGTTGTATCCATAGAGAGGAATGTTTGGAGTACGCACTTGACAAACGCATTGTTTACGGATTTTGGGGCGGTTACACCGCTGACCAACGCCGATCAATCAACCGTAGAGGTCGAAAGATTAAGCTGACAGATAAAGCGATGTTAATTCGCCAAATGTTATCTGAGAACAAAAGCGCCAACGAAATCGCCATCACCCTTGAGTGTTCATCGCAATATGTTTACAAAATTGCGGCTCAAGTTGAAGCGGCGGCTAGAGAAGGAGCAATCCAATCAAACCAAACACAAAAAGAGTCATCAACAGAATCGCCCTTATCTTGGTGGTTAGTACGGTGACTTCACTATTGGTTCAAGCAATAAATCCAACACCTGCCATTCCGCAATTGGTCATTTACAAAGAACGCCCAATTCTGATGCAGGTTGATCATAAGGAACTCGCCCGCGAGCTACTTAGTGAAAAAGATTTCAAGTGTTTTTCTATTCTGATGATTAAGGAAAGCAATTGGAAAGACAAAAAGAATCCAACAAGCACAGCCTCAGGGGTTGGGCAATTGTTAGATTCTAGTTATGAAAACCTTGGGATGAAGCGGAGTAAATCCGCAGTAGCCCAAACCGTTGCTGCCCTTGCTTACATCGGCAGAAAGTATGGTTCAGGTGGCCCCTGCGCTGCTTGGGCAAAATGGCAAAAAGACAAATGGTACTAAAAAACTTTGGGGGTTAAAGTGACCGTTGAAATAGAGAAAGGCATCGTTGATTTCGATGCCGATGCAAATGCGTGGCTTGAGCAATACAAGTCAGCGTTGGCAAAGATTAAGGAATGGCAAGAGGTGGCTGACATTGCCCGTTCACACTTAGAATCTGCCCTTGGCGATTCTCAGGTTGGAATGTTTGGCAATCGCCCTGTTGTAAGATGGTCGGTTGTTGAATCAAAGCGATTTGATACTAAGCGGGCGCGAGAAATCCTGCCTGCTCAAGTAATTGATCTATTGGAAGTTGTTTCAACAACACGCCGATTCACCGTTGTAAGAGATGATGAATAAGCGATGACCTTTACACCTTTGAACACTCCAAGTAAGGCGCTTGCAATCGAATTGGGCGAGATTATTACTCAAGCGGGTATTTTCTCGCCCCGTTCGCAGCAGGTTTACATTGGCCCTAGTGAAGTGGGGCAAGAATGTACCCGCAAGTTAGCCTACAAATTACTTGATTGGGATAAGGTGAATGAAACAGGTGGGGGCAATTGGGCAGCTCAAGTTGGAACTGCCATTCACTCACACTTAGAAGGTATCTTTGCAAAGTTTCCTGATCGCTTTGAGGTCGAGAGCAAGGTTAAGATTCGTGCCAATCTTGCCGGGACAGTTGATCTCTACGATAAGGAAAACGGAATTGTCATTGATTGGAAAACAACCTCACCCGCTAATGTAAAAGAAAAGCGCAATAGCGGTGCGAGCCAACAACAGATAATTCAGGTTATGTTGTACGCCTATGGCAAGGCGCAAGAGGGCCACGATGTTAAGCAAGTTGGGCTTGCCTTTCTCCCAACTGGCGGCCAAATATCAGATATGTATTTGGAACTTCACCCTTACGATGAGCAAATTGCCATAGGCGCACTACAACGCCTAGATAATGTTTATGAGCTTTTATCAACAGTTGATGTTGAAAGTTCCCCTACAATGTGGGCAGTTATTCCTGCGGCACCATCGCGGAATTGTAATTATTGCCCTTATTTCAGACCATTCAGCACCGATTTATCGGTTGCCTGCAATGGGGATACGGAAGCCAAATGATGTGTTGCACCGATGGTTGCGCCTGCGGGATGCCCGTAAAAACAATCAATGACATAGCAAAAGAGTTGGCTGAACTATCACCACCAATAGAGTTGGAAAACCAACAATCAAGCAACACCCAAACAGAAACGGGGGATGTCAAATGACATTCAGCGCACCAAGTAGCTCCACCGAAAGTGTTAAGGTCGCAGACTTAGCAGGATTTTTACTCATCATCGAACCAATCGAATACAAAGTTGGAATTCAAACAGTTCACGGAGAAACCGATGCAATTGAAGTGAACCTTGTTGATCTTGACAATAGCAAGACTTACAATAATGTTTTGTTCTTCAATGTCGCACTAAAGAACGCACTCAAGGCAAAGGTTGGGCAGAAAGTTCTTGCTCGCATCGGGCAAGGCGTTGCCAAGCCAGGTAAATCTGCACCTTGGATTCTAAATGATGCAACAGGCGATGTCGCGGCAGTTGCCAAAGCAAACGCCTTCATTGGCGGGGCGAATACCCCTGCCCCTGCGGTGCTTGATTCACCTGCGGGTATTACACCTGAAGTTGCCGCACTTTTGGCACAATTAGGCGCACAACAGAAATAAACTAAATCTCCCCGTTTAATCGTTGTTGGCGGGGAACGAAATGGCAGGTTTGCATTGGCGGGGGGAAGCGCCATAGTTGGTTCGATTCCAACCATTTCACTAGCTTTACAATTTAGGGGGAGAATGTGACCGAACGCTTCAATTTATTTGAGGGCAACTGCCTTGAAGTAATGAAAACAATGGATACTGATTCAATTGATTCCATCGTCACCGACCCGCCCTATGAGCTTGGATTTATGGGCAAGAGTTGGGATTCATCAGGCATCGCTTTTAATGTTGAGGTTTGGCAAGAGGCGTTGCGGGTACTTAAGCCCGGTGGTCACTTGATTGCGTTTTCAGGTTCGCGCACCTATCACCGAATGGCAGTTGCGATTGAGGATGCAGGGTTTCAAATTCGTGATCAGATTATGTGGGTTTACGGTTCAGGGTTTCCCAAGTCGCACAATCTAAAAGATGATTGGCAAGGTTGGGGTACCGCACTCAAACCAGCGCACGAACCGATGGTTCTAGCGCGTAAGCCGTTGATCGGCACCGTTGCCGTGAATGTGCTTATGTTTGGCACTGGCGGGTTGAACATTGACGGGTCGCGGGTTGATCGAGCTGAAGGCGATGATTCATCTGCTGGAAATAGAACAGCAACATTTGGAACGCAAGACACCGAAAGCGGCGGTGACGGTTCAGGTGGCTGGGAACAGAACACCGCAGGCCGTTTCCCCGCCAACTTTATTCACGATGGCAGCGATGATGTTAATGAATTATTAGGTGAATTTGCCCGATTCTTTTATTGCGCAAAGGCAAGCAAGAAAGATCGCAATGAGGGGTTAGATGGGTTTGTGGCAATTCAAACTTTGGGTGGTGGCGGGCTAACTGCTGAGATAAAAGAAGATGGAAGTTATGAAACGGCAAGCGCGGGTGGAAAGTACGGTTCAATCAAAGCAAAAGCGCAAAACCACCACCCAACCGTCAAGCCAACAACCTTGATGCAATACCTAGTGCGCTTGGTGACACCGCCAAACGGCACCGTGCTTGACCCGTTCCTTGGTTCAGGTTCAACCGGCAAAGCTGCGATGTATGAAGGATTCAACTTTGTTGGAATAGAGCTAACGCCTGAATACTTACCAATTGCTAAGGCGCGGATTCTATTTGCCCTGAAAGATAAAGAAGGCGAGTTAGACTTTGAGCCGCGATAGCCTTGAAGGTGCCATCGCCTTTGCGCTTTGGAAATCTTACGAAGAATCTTTGCCTGATACGCCTTGGCGAATGGCGAAGGTGATCGCTGCAAATTTAAGGAAAGAAGGCTACCTTGCCAATCATTGAATACAAATGCCCAAAGTGCGAAGTGGTAATGCCAATCTTTCGCAAGGTTGATGAAGCTGAGATTGAATATAAATGCAGCAATTGCGAGATAGCGATGGAACGGGTTTGGGCGGCACCTGCCGTTCATTTTAAGGGAACGGGTTGGGGGAAAGACTAATGGTAAAAGAAATTAGAATCAAAGATGGTTTGTATATGTCATTTGGAACGCGTAAAGGGTTCGGCTTGGGAATTGTAATTGATAAGTGGACACTATCAATTGACTTTGGCATCTTTTGGTTGGCGTTGGAGTGGTAGGTGAGATCACCGCCGTTTCACTCTTTGCGGGTGTCGGTGGATTTGACTTAGCACTTGAAAGAGCAGGTGTGAAAGTAGTTGCATCAGTTGAATGGGATAAGAAAGCGCAGGAAGTGTTACGCCGACATTTTCCAAGCTCAACAATTTTCGGCGATATTTCGGGGGTAACAGGTGAACAACTTATTCAATGCGGATTCAACCCAAAGCGAGGAATCATCACCGGTGGTTTCCCTTGTCAAGATTTGTCAGTTGCAGGCAAACGAGCTGGACTTCAGGGAAGTAGATCAGGCTTATTTTGGGAAATCGTCAGACTTCTCACCGAAACCAAAGCGGAAAACTTTATTCTCGAAAATGTCCCTGGTTTATTATCCTCAAATGAAGGAAGAGATATGGCAACAGTCATCACAGCGTTGGATGACATCGGGTTTGATGTCGCGTGGCGAGTGCTTGATGCTCAACACTTTGGAATCCCCCAACGCCGCCGTCGAGTGTTCATTGTCGGATGTCTTAGAGGTTCAGGGGGAACACCTGCGGAAATACTCGCTCTCAGCGAAGGCCGCGCAGGGTATCTTGAGGCGAGCAAACAAACGCGGAAAGGTTCTACCGACTCAGCTTCAGACAGCATTGGAGCAGGTAGCGAAAATGGGATAAGCGCATTTAGCCCTTCAAGTTTTGCTCAATATACAGAAAATCAAAAAGTTTCTGCAACATTAAGAGCAGGCGGCGGTGATCTTGGTGGTGGTTCAGAAACACTATTTGTGCCAAATACTATTGGCACATTGACAGTTTCAGATTTACAAAAAGGTCAAACAAATCACCAAGCAATCAATTCAGGTTTATTGCAGGTTGTTGATGTGGTGGACTAAATCGCGCCGGGCGCAAAATGTTGATGATTACGAAACTTGGATTTCGGGGGGGATAGTGCCGACTTTGAATGTATTTGACAACGCAAGTGAAACAAGAGCAACGGTTTTAATTATTGACGGAACTCGCGTGAACGATGTGCGAGTTTATGAAGATGGCATCGTGCCAACAGTTGTTGCGAGATATGGAACAGGCGGGGGGAATGTGCCAATGGTTTTTGATAATAGTGCGGAGATAGAAACAATTGCATTTGATACACAATTTGGAAGTAACGCAAACACTTTTGAAAATGTATCTCCAACATTAAAAGCAAGTCAGCAACCACCATCTTTTTTGAATTCAAATGTGTATCCAATACAAAACACCGTTATTGGAAGAGCTGATGAAAATGGCCCTGGCGGTAAAGGTTACAAAGATGATGGCGAACCGATGTTTACGGTGGACACAACTTCACCTCACGCAATTGCCGAGAATAAAACCGTTCGCCGACTCACGCCAATTGAATGTGAACGCCTACAAGGTTTTCCTGACGATTGGACATCGGGGCAAGCCGATTCAAACCGCTATAAGCAAATGGGAAATGCGGTAGCGGTGCCGGTTGTTGAGTGGATTATTAATAGAATGGTTGGGCAGTTAAACGGTGAGCCGATTGAATAACGCAACCCTCACCACCGCACTTCGCTTCTTAGCTGAGAGCATCAGCGTTGTTCCTGTCGCAAATGACGGAAGCAAGCGCCCCGCTTTATCTTGGCAAAAGTACCAAGAGCAACTGCCAACTGCCGATGAGTTATTGCTTTGGTTTAAGCACGATGTTGATGGCATCGGTGTAATCACGGGCAAGGTATCAGGCAACCTTGAAATGCTAGAGCTTGAAGGTCGAGCAGTATCACAAAAGATGCACCTTGACATTGCTGAGATTGCCAACAACTCAGGGTTGGGGGAACTTTGGCAGCGCCTAAATGCGGGATATGTTGAGATAACCCCATCAGGCGGGTTACATTGGCTATACCGAGTTATTGACGGCGAAGTCGGTGGCAACACCAAGTTAGCCCGAAAGCCTGGCGAAAACGGCGGCGTGGATGTGTTTGCCGAAACGCGAAGCGAAGGCGGGTTCACAATCACCGCGCCATCGGGCGGTTCAACC